AATATTATCAACGCTCCAAAAATAAAAAGCTGTATCGGTAACCTTTGTTACCCGGTACGCCTTACCGCTATTGGTAATGCTTTTACCCTCTTTCAAATCTTCTTTTTTCATAATTATTGTGCTATAAAAGTTAAACTATCAGCCAAAGTATCGCCAGTTGTTGTTTCGCTAACAAGATACCCCGCTACCGTACTATACGTTCTGCTAATAACCTGGTTATCCTGTATCAAATAAGTGCCATCTGCAAATGATGTTCCATCTGTACGGGCTTTTACGTTAGTAAGTATAACATCATTAACGCCTGGTACAGCACGTATGGCTAATTCAATATCAGATAATTTCAGCGTCCCGTTAAATGTTAGTGCGGCTAAAAGTGCGTTGATCGCATTAATAACTGTTTCCTGAATAATTGCACTGTATTGCCCCTGGTAGTAAACATTTGCGCCGATATACAATTCATCTGCATTGGCAGATGTAACCACATAATTAATGGTTGCGCCTATTGCGTCTACATAACTTTGCGCAGCCGATAACTGGTCGCTGGTCAATGCCTGCGGCGGATTTCCGGTTGCCACCTTTATGAGTGTTTGTCCCGAAACGGTTGTTACTACACTTGCACGGCTTATGATCTGATATGCTGTATTTACGGTAGGGTAAGCGGGCGCGAAATTGATAAGCTGTATAATTTGCGGTATGGTTTCATTATACTGAAATAGCAACATTTGATTCTGAAGCCATGCTGCACTTGCGGGTGCTGCGGTTGACGCGATGGTCTCAACCTGTGTAGTGAAAATATCTATCAGGCTCTCCAGAATATTGATAGCCGTAGCAAGAATAAAAGTCAATAACCGGTATATCGCACGTTTAGAGGTTGATGTAAGTCCGCTTAATGTTGGGTCGGCGGCAATGTCGGCGAGCATGAGATTTTGTATAACTGCGATTGATCTGGCCATCTTAATTAGGGTCTGATATATTATTGGGATCGCTTAATCCCTGTATTACTGTTCCTGTAGTATTAGCTATACCGCTATCAAAAGTAATAATACCATTTACAATTATTTCAGCCGAATTCTCAATAGCGATAACGGTATTGCCATCAACTACCTGTATGCTTTCAATATATTGAACTTTTGTTAGTTGTGTCATTATTGTGCGTAAATTAATATCTGCCTGTCATCATGTAATGGCTCAAATACTATTTCTTTCTTAATATCACTATCGAATTGCCTGTCATAAATTTGCACGATTAACTCGTAATCGTTTGGCATCCATTCTATTTGTTGTTTTAGTTCAGCTACTGTCATTATTCGCTTTCGGTTAAACCACCTGTTATTACTAATTCAGTCGGCGGTGTACTATTAATGTATATCCCCCTGCCAACATCAAAACCACTTCCTTTACTATCAGTAAACCCGGTAGTAAATTCAATCAAATATACATAAATATTATCATGCTCATAATCTTGCTCTTCTGCGGTTAAACACATATTACCGCAAGCGGTGGGCCTGTAATCTGATAAGCAGGCAATAACCTGATCGCGCAAATCAAAAATCGGCAAGTCCTGTGCAAAAGTACCATCCTGCGCATCCGTAAACCAATGCTCCAAATGTATGCGGAAAACAATATCCGATTCCGACACGCCATTGCCTAAACGGTTATATGTGGCAGGTTTTATTACCTCAACAAACGCGGCAGCGTCGGGGTATGCTTCTATTTTACCTGCGGTACGCCATTTACGCTGATTGTTGAAAATACGGGTATATAGCGGTACAGTTTGCGCATCCTGATTCTGTACTTGAATGGTGGCAAGTTGGGTTAAGACATCGGTTATCGCGGGTTTAATTCCAGGCATTACTCATTTGTGCTGCTGTCATACCATTTGTTGACACGTTAATAATTACACCTATGCCGTCTTTGTTAGCTTGCTCAATAGCTTTTACATACTCATCCATTTGCTCCTTAGAGCATCCGCATGTATTTATATTAATCACTATCGGCTTTTGCTCTACCATACCTTATCCATATATCTAACAATCCTGCCCTTTAATATTTTCCTTAGCGCCGGGCTATCACCCATAAACTTGCGCTGCACCATTTTCGTAGTGCCATCATTCAAATATCCCGCATAATCAACAACGCTATCATCAATTGCAAGTGTAACCGTAAAGTTAAAACCTTTATTTACAACTTTTGCATTACCGGCCAATAATGATACTTCCCGGCGTAAACGACCAGTCCCTGTTAGTATGGGTTTGTCACGCCGGGAAAGTCCTTTTGTTTTCGGGTATTTCCATTCAGGTGTGCCCGGTATCCTACGCTGTACTTCTGCCCAATGTCCGCCGTTCCAGCCCTGATCTTTAAAAGCTCCTAAAAAGTATTTTTGAGCATCGTTAGCAAGCAATACGGGCAATTCCCGTTTTACTTGTGCGATGTTGTCTTTTACTTTTTGGAAGTTGAATTTGCTCATGGTCGTGGTCTTGCCATATCGGTAATCGGTTGTGTTTTGATTGGCTTAATAAATGTAAGCACCCCGTCTTTCCCAACAGAGTATGTGCCATTGCGTTCGGGATGTATCTTATCAATAACACCTACCACATTGCCACCAATAGGACGTGCAATACCTCCATTGCTAAGTGTTACAGATACGCCTTTATAGCGGGGCTGTTGTTTCTTAGGAATACGCCTCCACACGCCAACTATAATAACCAATATGACGATTGCTATCCACATACTAATTAACCAACTCCATTTTTGGCTTTTTAAGTTCCCAGTAAATATCTTTAATCATTAGCGTAGTGCCCTTGCGAACTATCACATCGTCAAAATGAACCGTTTCATCTGAAAAGTCATATTCAGGTATTTGAGCCTTAACAAAAGCACAAAAGTCACCCCACATTTTAGGATGCAATACAATATGTTCTACCTGTTTGCCGAATTTACCGTAATGGTTTATACATTCGGCAACAACATCAACGGCTAAATTACCTGTTGGTTTATATGGGCGGTTATTTATACTCATCAACTTCTGTACTTTTATCTAAAACAAATAAATGATTATCACCTAAACGAACTATCAAAACCTTACCATCCTTTTGTACTTCTTTTACGTAATATGAATTACCGTTAAGTAAAAATTTGCCTTGTGGTTTTATGTCGCTTAGTTTTGTCATTGTATAAAGTTAAATATATTTAATTATATATTTTTCTAATTCATTAAAATTTGCACCAAAGGCCATTGCGCATACAATTAACACCCTAACATTTTGTGGCATTCGATTTGCCTTAGACAATAGATCAACCAATTTCTCTGTATCAGTCATTTTCCGGCACGTTAAACCCAAAATTCCGTTTCGCCTCGCCTTTCGGCACATCCTCAAAATACGGATGGCTTGGCGGGAATATTTCACCTGTTTTACCCGGATTGTTTTGGAAATCTTCGGGTATGTTATCATCAACCGGCAAATCATCAATCTTGCTTTGCTCCCACGGCGTTGCGTCGTCAGATGGAATGAGGATGCACATGCAGTTAAAATGTAACAAAGGTGTTGCTACGTCCCATATAGGATTATCGACCGGCGCCGTTAATCCATCAAATGGATCGCACTCGGGACAGGCGTTTCCATCTGTACTAAACGTCAACATCGGTAAAATATCTTTATTAGCTTCGATACTCGCCCACTGTTTAGCCATTTGTGATTGACCTATAGCAGTCGTATATTCTGCTTTTGCCCACGAATCTAAATATGTCCCGGCTATATCTTGGCCTTGTGCATAAAACTTATTAAACGGTTGTATTTTGCCGTTTTCATCAGTTAACGCATCGGTAGCAGCTTTAGTGAATTGATAGGTCTTTGCGGCGCTGAATAACCAAACATTTTCCCGTAAGTCGGTTAATAACTCTTCGTTTGCGGTTGATACGTTTTTAAGTGTATTGCCAAAGCCCTGATAAACCGCCTTAGTGTAATATTCCCCCAATGCCTTATATAATGGTTCAGGCAAATTCATTTCAGTTATTACACCGGAATGAATATCTGTGAGCAGGCGCTTCAATTGCCCGTCTGTATATTTGGGTTTTTGGGCGGTCATTTTGGTAACATATTTACTAACTTCCAAAAGTCAACATCTTTATCCGTAAACTCGAAATCATAAGCATTAAAAGTTAACCGCATATTATTGCCGTTCTTTTCAAGTGTATGTGAAGATGTTGAGGCTACAATCCTGTCGCCGTCCTGTACTATTAATACGCCGTTTGGGTTATTGAATGTCATGCCGTCAACTTATACAACCTATCCAATTTATTTTTAATCTTATCAGGCTGTTGCTTTGCGTTCGGGTCTGGCGCCTGAATAATCGGTGCAGGCGGCGGTGGTATTTCAGTGGTTGGTATGCCTGTGGTTTTAGCAAAATACGCCGCATCCATTACAAGCCCTGCATTTTTCATAGCGACCGCAACATTAGCCAATGCCTGCGCATTTAAGTTGTCGCGTTCAACCGTTTCCTGCACTTCATCATCATTTAAAAAAACAAACTTAACACCCTGCGGCATCTGCCCTATTTTAAATAATTTAGGAAACAGCATTTTATTTACCACACGCTCAACAAAGCGCCCATCCTCGATTTGTATTTCACTTAATGCTTTTTGTACAGGGCTTTCATCGCCTCCCTGGTCTGCGCCTAATTTGCCGGGAGTACTATCAAGCGCATCGGAATGCCCTAAGATTAACTTACTGATCTTATTCTCACAGCGTTTCTCTAAGTTGTCGTACCCGTTCCATCCAGTCCCCGCTAAAGCGGCTTCAAGGAATTGTATATCATCCTGCGGGTCGGTTATGGCGTAACCATTTGCGCCCATGTTGGCGATTGCATTTTCCAGTTCGCCACGTTCTGTTTCATCAGATTTTGTGGTTTTAGCATGAACATACGGCATTGAAAACCGTTCCACAAAATCACCGTTATACCCTAATAGGTTACGAAGGAATATCTCATATAACCCGACATTGTAAAACAATCCATATCCGCAAGGCGATGTGCCGGTTTCGCTGGGCGTGTTTACATATACATGCCAGTCTTTTACTTCATCGGCCCGGAAATCCTGGCCTACAATAGCGTAGTCGTAGCTGGTAACATTATACCTATCCGGCGAAGTGTTCCACCGCTTAACTATGGTTAAGTTTGGTAAATCATTGTCGATAATATCACCTAACGCAATTAGCGAATAACCGTAAAACAAAGCATCTAATGAATAATTCAAAAACTTCAAAAACCATTCACACTCTCCAAGTGCCTGTGTTGGTATGTCAAGTGTTTTACCCGACATATCCTGTAGTTCGAACTTGCGCAGGGTGGTTAGCCGCTTACGCTTAAGTGTACACGCTTTAACATGGCCATTTAACGCCGTGTCTAAATACATGCGCTGCATTTTGATACGCTGCGGATAGTACGCTAACTCTGCTTCGTTAACAGCATCGCGCCACATCCTTACATCGGTTTTTAAACGGAGTAGCTGTACTGGCGCTATGTAGTTGCTAAGGTTATGCTTTATTGCAGGTGGTAACTGTTGCTGACCTTGTAATGCCGACGTAGGGCTTTGTACACCTTGTATCGGGCTTGCATAGGTCATTTGCTGCGTGGCAAAGTTTTTTTGACGGTTTCTTTTACTCATAGTTAGTACGAATTTACGTTGCCCCCCTTAATTTGCCCATACCTAATTTTAAATCCCTGGTTAGGCATCCTCAAAACCAATCCGGGGGTTACTTTACCGTCTCCCGCATCTTTTAACCAGTTTATGGCTTCGATATAAGCGTCATGCCTTAATGCTGGTATATTCATGGGGCTGATGCGACGGTGAGCATAGTACAAAACAATATCACAAATAACATTTACCATTTCCTGTGATCGGCTGTCGCCTTGTGTCCAGTATGTTATATTTGTGATCGGCGTATTTGCAGGTATGCTATAAGCAACCCCCCCATCCCATTGCGTATACCCCGGCGTCCCTGGCGCATAGTTTATCGGCGGGTATGGCAATCCGATTTGCAGTAAATACGTTTGGCTATATGTAGCAGACGATTGCAATGCGGTATATACCAAACTATTATAAAATACCGTATCGCCAATATTGTAAAATGTGTTGATATTATATGGTAATGCGGGGTATGAGCCGTAATAAATTGTGTATTGAGGTGCTATTAATGACCAGTTGGCGGGATTGAAAGCTACGTAAAAACTGCCGCTATAAACAGTGAATTGCCCGGTTGTGTAACTTGCAGTATCATCATAAACAGGTGCATCTAAATAAACCCTGCTTCCTGCCTGATAAGCTGCACCGTAATTCCATGAGTTTGTATCGGTAAACTCCGCTTCGGTGTTATATTTTTGAGTTAGGTAACTTATGGCTTTGCTCTGCGCTGTTAATAGCCATGTGTTGATAATCTCATAGTTTGAGCCAATGACCTGCTGAAGGTTCAATGTTTGTATACGCGGCAAAAAATCGTTTTGGATTAGGTATGGCATAATTTAAATCCGTAAAGTTTATTGTCCTTTATTTCAACAAAAAAATAGTCATTATCTACTCTCCTACCATCTTTCAACTCAATAATAACCCATGATTCACAATCCCACGAACCAGTTGATGATATACCTGCTAACTCAGATATATCACAAATAAATTCTTCTTTGGTTTCTACTATTGTCGCCATACCATAACATTTTTATCCAAATATAAAATTAATATCCGTCAATAACGCAACTTATTTTAATATGTATGCTTGTGGACCGCCTTACCAGTTCTTATTTCTATCTTTTTACCACCCTTTAAGTACTGATTATATTCATCTGAAAAGGCATTCACCATAAAATAACGCTTAGCATCGCTTGGATGCCCGAACTCTTCGTAACTAACTTTAGTAACTGGATGTGTTTTTTTTGTTTTCTTTAAAGTACCGTCGCTATCTTCTAAAGCATATTGATAATCATATAATGATTTTTTACAGTTCGTGCCGATCCAAATATTTATAACTTCATTTCGCCCTGCATAAATTTCATTTATAAACCCTGCTGATTGGATTATTGATGGATTAGAACTTTGAATTCTTAGTGTCGGATGGTAGTCTGATAAATATTGCAGTACTTTGGTAAAAAAGTTTTCGCCTTTTTCGAGTTTTGTATCTTCCTTAATTGACGTTCTATCCCCATATACGAATAATCCCTGCACCCTATCGACCGGAAACCTATCTTTAAACTCCTTACAAGCGTCATAAACCCGGTTTCGTGGGTCTTCTAAACAAATCTCATCAATTTGGTATGCTTTTTTATCTTTTATTTGCCAAACCAATAATGTTATATAGGGGTTTACATTTTCATCTAATGTAATATGAACAGGCAGAGAATCATTCCATTTCAAGACAGCGCTATTTCTGGAACTATTAAAATGTTTCCAAAATTCACCGCCCGTTCGTAGTTTTCCCCATTCACCAAGTCCATAAATTCTATAGTAATTAGGGTCTTCAATCTCATCCTTTTTAAAATCGTCAATTACGTGCTGGTCTATAAAATTAGGGCCTACTATGTATTTATTATCGAGATAGTTGGTTTTTAGTATTACTAAATTACCTTGCTCGTTTACCCATAAATCAGAAATAGGTATATTACACTTAGCGTCTTCGTGATATGCATCGGATTTTATTTCAATTAAGTGCTCTTTATCAAAAACATTAACCTTAATCCAATGGTCTTCGCTAACAGGATTAAATATGCCTATTATCTGCTGCCCAGATTTTCCACGCAACCTTTTGCGTATCTGTTTTAAATCAACCTCATCAAACTGGCTTATCTCCTCTAAAACAACTTTTCTAAAGTTTGATATACCTTTTATCTTCTCGGGGTCATCAAGCCCTCTAAAGCGTATATATGAGCCTGTAGCTATACATTCAATATAATTCTGTTGGATAATAAACTCATCATTTAAATCCCAATTGGCAATTACTTTTTTAAAATCTGAATAAATAGAATCTTTAATGTCGACAGCATACTTTCGGAGTATTAGCGTGTTTTCGTCTTCCAATTCCATCATTCTTGTTATGGTTAATTGAACAACGGAATAAGTTTTGGACGCTGACGAACCGCCGAATAACCAAATGTATCTTATTAGAATATTACAAAACGCATCTTTTAAATGCCAATAAACGTTATTAAATAAATCTGGATTAAAGTCAAACTCAATCTCTTTTATTTCCATAACCTATTTTGTAGGTGGTTTTGACTTCGGATTTAACCTCGGACTTATCAGCCAATCCCAAATCTCTGGCTATGATATTGGGGTTAAGTAAGTCTGCCGCTGCGCCAGTAAATTTTTGATTATAAATAGTACGTTCTATTCTTTCAATTACCTGGACGTATATTTCTTTATCTATCCTTTCTTGTGATTTAAATGCCCTGAAATAATTTGGTGAGCAATCTAAAAATAAACAAAGTCCATCCAGTGTATATGCTCTCATTTTAGGTAATGTTGCTAACGATATATCACCCTGAAATGCAAATGCCTTGCTTTCGTATAGCGGATTTTCGTCGCACCATGTAAAATACTCGCAAGCGGCATCCCAAAGTAATTCAGGTGTTTCGAATAACTTTTCACGGCCATTTGTGGAACGAGCCTTCCAAAATTGATTACCTGTTTTAAAACTGCTCATTAGATAGTAATAAAATCGTGTTTTTCGTTCAAACTTACCAATTATTTTTTACCAATTATGCAAATGGGGATGAAAAAGTTTTTAAAAGGGTAATTCAAACTCATCACAACAATAATCATAGTCAACAATAAAATTACTCAACTTGCACCTGTACTGATAATCAATACCAATTATTAATGGTGCATCTTCATCTATTGTAGTAAGGTATTCAATCCTACTATACTGGCAGGATTGGCAATTATCCGTTGTTTCGCTCATGGCCTCTCCATTACCGGTTTAAAAAACTTATTACCTGCAAATATAGGGTAATCTTCGGGTTTGCAATAATAGTCGAAAGCGGTTTGTTTGTATGGGTTGCTTTCCATATAACGCTGCGTGATCTTTATCGAGGCATCCAAAGAAATACTAAACATTACCCAATATCCCTGCTCTCGCAAAGCGGCATGGTATAATGACTGCCAAATATTATGGTTTTCGCTCCCTGGCTTTAATATTTTTGTGTCTTTATAAAAAATATCATCACTTGTTTTTTGCTCAATATATAAACCTATAAACCCACTTCTCGCGGACTGTACTAATATATCAGGGTTTCCACTTTGGAAAGCGTGTGCCTTATGAATTACGCCACCTAAGCGACTACGTTTCTGCGCCACCTTATCGATAGTGTACGGTATTTGAGGATATTG